CCCCACCAAGTATAGTTGTCAGGAGAAAGGTCTGTGGGGCTATCTCCTTAAAGGCTTCTACCCAAGTTAACCTTCCTTCCCTTAATTCAGCTTCAACTTCTATACCCGATTGCCCCAACTGGGTTATCGTTTCAGTTAGAAACTCCTGACCATAGAGTCCTGTTAATTTAGTTATTATCTTGGTGGCAATATTTTTACCAACCATCTTCCCAAGTGGTAGAGTTAAAATTCTGACAAAGGCAAGATTACTAATGGCTTCTGGTACTGCCTCCCATAGCCCATATTTTATTGCCTCACTGGAGAAGTTTCTTTTTAGTTGGTCTTCTTCTGCAAGGGTAAGTTCCCTGCCAACAGTTGCCTGCATCTCATCGTTCTTGGCTTCAAGGTAAGTTTGCATTATCTGATAGCTACTCATATTGAAGGCAACTGCACCCGAAGCAGCACTCCCAGCAGCCCAGGCAGCTATCCTCGCACCAGGGACAGGGGCAAAGGCAATCGGTACACCTACCCCTAAACCAGCAAACATAGAGGTTAGAGAAAAAGCCATAGACTGAGGTAGTGTCGCCAAGTCAGTTAGTTTAATTGGTAATCTTGTTGTACCATATTTCTCAGTAACTTCCTGAGCAAACTCATTGAGGTCGGTTTCAGCACTTTCAATCTGCCTATCAGACCAGCCCTTATCTACAGCACTGGCTCCTTGATGACCTTGAATCGCCTGTAATATAGATGCACCAAATTGCTTGGGTAGTTTTGTTAGCGCCTCCCCAAATACCTTGAACACATAAAAGTAATTCCTACCAGTTTCAACAGTTAACCTCCACTCATCCAGTTCTGGTTCCCACCCTTTAGGAAATCGCCTTGCCTTTTCCGACTCGGTAATAACCTCTCCTGTTCTGATACTCTCCCATTCTGGTTCAAGCTCTAATACAGCTTGCGGTGTTTTAGCGAGTGGTTCAATAGGTTTTTCAGCAGGGAAGAACTCGGTAATCTGCTCCTCTGTAGCACCCAGTTGCTTTAATAATCCTTCAGTTCTCCATGTCCTACCCTCTGCCTGAATACTTCTATAGAACTCATCCTGTGTCTGTTCAGCTATCAGGCGTTCAGGTTCAGGCATTTCAGGCGTAATAGACATTTCACGAAACAGAGATTCAATATCTTCCTCAGGAAAGACATACTCGGCAGCTTCTACTAAAGGCTCCCTATCTCTTACGGCTCGTTGCCTTAATACCTCTGCATACTCAGGGTCATACTGCCTACCTTCAGGGTCGTAGACATACCTGTCTGTAATCTCCCAGCCTTCAGGGTTAATATAACTAGTTCTTAGTCTTCCATCAACTTCTCTAACCCGCAGCTTATAGCCTTCAGGGAGTGGGTCGGTAAATTGCCAACCTTTTGCCTCAGCCTGTTCTTGTGTGAACAGTTCTGCCCCTTTAAGCCGTTCGGGTAATTCCATAGGTTTAGGTAATCCAGTTGGCTCAGGAGTTGTCGGTATAACAGGCGGCCTCTTTCGCTTGGGGATAATTGGTTCCTTAAGAGGCCTCTTAGGAAACTTCTTTACTTCTGGTGGCTCAGTAATCACCCCACCACCAAGTTCTTCAGTTAATCCAGTTCTATAAGCCAATGTTAATCTCCTACATCCTTGGTAACTTTGGTCGTTGTGGTAGTCTCGGAGGTCGTGCCTCAGTAGGTTGTGTACCCCTAGCCCTCTCAAGTAATGAACTTAAAATGCCAGTTCGCTTTACTGGTTCAGCTTGAGCTAGTATCTGTTCTATCATCTCCTGGTGCTTTTCAAAAGTAAACTTCTCTGCCATTATTCCTCCTCTGGAACTGCTGGTTGTCTTCCGCCACCTTGACCACCAAACAGGCTCAATACTTGTGTTGGCTCATCTTCCTTTTCGGGTGCAGGCGGAGTCATTTCACCACCTAATAGTTGCTTCAGAGTTACTCCCATATACCTTGAGGCAATCTCAGCTTCAAGCCCAGCATATTTATCGCCCCTCTCTGCCATCTCTGTCAAGGCTCTAATATCTCTGTGCATCTTTATTGGAGGGACTAATCTTTCAATCTCCTCCCATCTTAGTTGTCTCTCATCACCGTCAGGGTCTTCTCTCTGTAATATCTCAACCAGTTTCGCTCTTTTGGGTATTGAGTCCCCGTAAGCAGCAGCTAATGAAGCCCGCCCTGCATCTACAGCAGCAGACTTAATGGTGTATTTATAATATCCTTCATACTGCCCACTCAATTTTGAGGTTTGAAATTTCCTCTTATGTCCCTCAGTACCAAGTTCTACACTTCCACCAATCTGAATAACCTGCTTGGTGAACATATCGGCTAAGCCCACATTCATCCTGGACTTTAATCCCAATCTGGGGCTTAACAACTGGTCTGTACTCTCCCCTGCTACCATAGCCCGCACCCCTGATGCAGGCGGGGATTCTATCACCGCCAAACTAGAAGCAGCTTTGGTTGCCTCCTGTATTGCTTCACGTAAAATATTATAGGCTAACTGAGTCGACCTTATAGCATCACCAAATTTAATATCAGTAACACCTCCGCCTATGTCATGCGGAGTTATAGAACCAGGTGCCATTACATCATCGTAAAAGCCATCTTTTAACTTTTGAGTTTGCCCCTCTTTACTACCCCAGCCAGCTGGGGGTTTAAGCGTTGTAAAATTAAGTGTCTGCATTATACTGAGTAATCGGTTTAATTCAGGTACGGCCTCCCGAAGAAGGAAAAAGATTGACTCTCCCTGATGTGAAAGACTATCGTCATCAGCAAGCATTGAGCCAAGCACTACCTTCTGGAGAACAACAGGGGTAAAACCAAAAGTATGAGGTTGCTCAAATATTTTCTTACTAGCCACCCAGATTTCAATATGCTCGGTATCCAAGACCTCAAGAACTTCCGCTCCTTTAGATGGTATGGAAAGTTTATCCTTATCAGCCACATCTGAATACCAGGATTGACTTTCTATATCATCCTTTGTTTTGAGCATCTTATAAGCAGCCCACTTTAGACCCTTAGCACTCATTTCATGGGTTACATACCGTCTATCCCACTGAGTAATATCGGTCTCCAGGACACCATCTACCATCTGGAAGAGACATTTAGCCCCACAACTACCCCTAATAGACGAATGGAAATCCCACCAGGGATTTAATTCCCATCTATCTTGTAACCTTAATCTGGCATTAGCTGAAGCAAAACCTGCCTTCCGAAACTCCTCTATCTCAGTTGTGTCCAAATTCGTATCTTCACTCTCGACTATTGCTTGCTCCTTTGCAGTCCCTAGTGTTGATATGACATCGTTAGCATAGCGGCCTGGAATGCTTAAAGTTACATTGATAACATCGGGGACTGTGTTTTTACCGGACGGCCCCATCATCACATATTTTTTGAGATAGAGCAGACCACTATCAACTTTATAACGCTCTATTAACTCGCTACGCTCTGCCTCTTTATCTTTTACCTTCTGTAAATAATCCATAAGCTCTCCTAAAACCTATCTAGGCATACCACTTTTCTAATTTGTTAAATTCCTCAACAACCTCTGTATAAGCAAGCTCAGTCAGTAATTCACAGAGTATCTTGTCAGCCTTTACATGCACTATCTCTGTATCGCCATCACCCTGTAATTGCTTTAGTTTCTGTATATACTTCCTATCTATCCTACTCATTGAACCCCCTCTTACCTGAAACTTGAGTGCTTTGAAATAGGTCTGTTTGATTCAACTGTCTCTGGTGTAAAATCACTACCAATATACCTTAAACAAGCTAGAAGATGGTACTTCTGCTCATTGTCAATAACGTTTGTCGGCTTGTTTTCAACATCCAGTTTCCATAAACAATTCGCTATCTGTGCGAGTAGATTGTACATGTCGTTGAAGATGAACAGCTTGTTTAACTCCATTATGCCAATGACTCTATCAAGTTGTGCATTGACCTTACTTATCTTCGGTGCAGTTATCGGCCAACCATGAGCAGTATATCCCTGCCTTATCTCATCCTCTGAGGTAGCATTCCCACCAACCCGTTTTAGCACATTGTAACCCGTGCATATCTCCTGAAAAGCCTTGACATGGTCATCCGTTGAATACCCAGTCCCTGGACAATACTCCCTGAAAGCATAGAAATCTCCTGTACCTGGATTCTGAGCTAAGAATAGCGCAGCCGGGTTAGCTGCCCCAAAGTCATGCCCTGAATATACCAGCCAACTCTCTGGTATGGGGAAACGGGGCACCTTGCATACTTGCTCGTTAAACTTCCCATAAACCAGCCATGATGTCTCAATATCGTCATCCTCTGCCATTATCTCCCTGCGGTATGAGTCCATTGACATATCCTCTGTGATAATAGCAAGTCCCTCTTTGCTGATAAATGGATTCTCTAAGCTGGTAAAGTGTATCGCTTCCCATAGCCCTGTTGTATCCGTGAGAGCCTTCTTAAAGAGTTTTGAGGCATGTCGTGGGTCTCTCGCCTTAGAAACACCAGCGGCATGCAGTGATGGCGGTGTAAATATCAATACAGCATCCCCATTATTATCTAATAGCATCGGCAGACCGACCTCTCCCCATGTCTCCTCAGCCTGCAGTTGAAACTCGTCTAAGTACAGGTCGTCTGCAAAGTCTCCACGTAAAGTATTAGCGTTCCACGCTGTCTTTGCTTTTATCCTTTGCTTAGTACCAGGTAACTCTATGAACTGTTCTGACTCATTCTGCTTAAAGATACCAACTTTTATCGGCTCAGCAAGTGCCCTCTTTACCTCAAACCAGAATGTATCTGTTTGCTCAGTGGTCGGGGCTGCATATAATTGCCTCCTGCCCTCAAGGAATCGCCTAACAGCCCTGATTGCAAACCCAACTGTCTTACCACCACGCCGCCCAGCTTTAACTATTAGCCTCTTACTTGTAGACTCTACCATCTGCTTTTGCGGTGAATGCCTCTCAGGATTGCGAAGGTGTATCTTGTATTCCAACTGTGTCGTTGTCATAGACCACCCTTAATAAAACTGGGCTACCATCAGTACCAGTAAACTCTTGTCTCTCTATGTATCCCCTTGATTTTCCCTGAGTCTTGAGATAAAAGATTATGGCCGTGTTATCACCATCCTTGATTTTCTGATATAGTTGACTCTCAGCGAAGTCAAGCATAGATTCCTTTGCGTCATTCACCGCTTGCCTAACAGTTGCCATCTCAAGGGCATATCTTTTAACTGTAGTATAAGATATGCCCGCTTTTCTAGCAGCGAGCGTCAGTAAGCCCTTTGATTCTCCCAATGCCGTTATTATCTTTTGAGCAGTCAACTCTCTTTTTTTAGAGAGTCCATTAGTTCCGTTCTCACCATTGGTTACCATAAAAATAAAGCTCCCAGTTCCATTTTCATAATTATAAGTTATCCTACCACAAAAGTCAAGCGGGGGAGAGGATGGGTGTCAACCTTACGATTTTATCGTATAATACAAAGCCTCATCGGGTCTAATCTTATCCCCTCTTCTCTTCTCTTATCCCCTCCCCTACATCCCTTAGTTACTTGTTAAGTGAAAGGAAAAGTTACTAAGAAGAGGCTTGACAAACAATAACCCTTGTGGTAACCTGTTAGTAGAAAGTTTGTAACTTTAGGAGGTGTTTTATGCCTAGAGGCAGTTGGAAGAAGCGATGGATAAAGCTATATGTTACTGGTTGGTTGCATGGAAGTATCAGGTGGCAGTTCACATCGGAAGAGCGGGGAGTTTGGGCAGATTTATTAGCATGGGCAGGAGAAGTGCAAAAAGAAGGATTGATTTGTGATAATGATGGCCGCCCTCTGCCCCGGGATTTTATGGCCAATGCCCTGAATATAAAACAGATATTACTTGACAGGGTAATTGCCAAGTCCATACACGAAGGCAGGCTGGAAGATAAAGAGGGTGTACTATTCGTAACTAATTACGAAGGCTATCAATCCGAATACGAACGCCAGAAGCCTTTTAGGCAAAAGAGCCTGGCAGAGAAGGCTCAGGCCTTTAGCGAATATAACCGCCAATACCTTAAAGACTTCCCTGACGAGGTTCTTTGCTCTGCTACTATGGAAGGCTACGACTACACTGACGAGGATAGGGAGGCAGACAAGGCTGAACTGTTCCGTAATGCCCACCCTGAAGCTGTGGAGGAGCATGAAGCTTCCCTGCACGATTTAAGCTCTCAATCTTGACAGGCACAGTTGAGCCTAAAACGCCATTTTCTGAGAGCCTAGAGTTGAGCCTAG